GATCTGAGGATTCTCAGGTTGTTGTTGAGCCATAGCTGCCATTTGCTGTAATTGAATTAATTCATCTCTAAATTCTAATTCAATTTGCTCTTGAGCCATTAAACTAATATGTTCAAAAATATTTTTTTCTAGTGATGCTAAAATCATCGGATTATTTCTAGCAATATTAGTTCCCATAAAGTTTAAGTGAGCAGTAATGTGCGCTCTGTGAGATTGTCCAGGGAATGCTTGAAACTGTTTTCCACCTAAAGCATCAATATGTTCTAATGCCGGATCTTTTGGTTGAGGAGGCATTGGTTTAACTAATACCTGATCAATATTTTTAACACCTAATGCTTCGTACATGTTTCTGTAAACAGCATACATGTTGTGCATTTGTGGATTTGAAGTTGCCAGTTGGAGTTCTGTCTGCGCAAGTGAGATACGCTGTGTCTGTGAGAAAATGTTAGGGTCAGCAACTGGCACTATATCTACTCTATCATCAAAGTCAGATTGTTTAATCGTTCTTTGACCCCCAACTACGTCATACGGATATTCCGGTGGTAGATATAACTTGAATACTCTTGCTAATAATTTAAATTCATTTTTTAGACCAGAGTAAATTCTTTTGTGAATAGCTGACATGGTTCTTGAACCACGTTCTAATAAAGCAACTGTTGTTCCAACTGCTGCTTGTTGATTGCCATCGCCAACTTGTAAATCTGCAATACTTGCAAATCTTTGACCTGCTTGAACCACAACTCCCATTAAAGCTAATAGAGTTTGACTTGGTTCTTTAAATGGTAGCATCATAAATGAATCTCTTAAATTTCCACCCGGTGCGTCTACATCTCTAAACTCTCCAGGTTGAATTGATTGAGCATCATCTCTAATTCTTATACCTCTCATTTTAAATCCAGCAGGTAAATTAGATAATGTTCCTGCATCTAACAACTGTCTTAATGCAGAAGTTGCAGTACGTGATAATCCACCAATCATATGAATTAAACCAAAACCATAGAAACCTAAACCAGGTAAAAATTTAAAGTGTACAAAATATTGAATCTTATTTTTCTTTACATCACCTACTTCGTAATTTCTTCTAATAGATAAAATATCTCCTGAACCTTCTTCTAGAGTTACAATGTAAGGTACTTTAATTCCTGTGGGCTCACCAGTTTCTGGATCTGCATCCTCGAAACCCTCTAGGTCTAAATCAATATGGCATTCTAGTAAAGTAAATAAATTTTCATCTTTTGATTTAGTAACACCTTCTAATTCTCTCTCTTTTTTTTCAACATCTGAAACTTGATCTTTTGCAGTTCCTAAATCTATGTCTTTATAAAAACCACCTACTTGTTGTTTTCTTAAATCATTCTCAGACATTTTAACACGGTGAATAATTGCTTCTGCATCATCTAAAGATGTAGCAGTGTAAGGTACAATTAAATCATCTGCAGGAACAAACTTTGATACTGCTCTTTGTTCCATTTCATCATAATAAACTTTTTTAAAAGCAGAACCAGCTAATGGCAAATTAAATAACATTTGATCAAACTCAGGTTCATACTCTTTCATCTTTTCCATAATTTCATAATTCATGAAATCTTTAACACGTTCAGCTTGTTGAATAGTTTGCTCATTAGCTAAACCTAAAACTTGAGTTCTAACTGGACCATCTGCTGGTAATAATTCTTTATAAGCTAATGCTTGAAACTGTGTAACTGCTTCAGCTAATACCGGGTGAGTTGCACCACTTGCTCCTTGAAAAGGTTCTGTTCTATTATCGTATTTAAATCCTAATAAATCTAAACCTGTAATATATGCTTTCTCCCAATCTTTTCTTGAAGAAGAGTAGTCCATGTATTTACCATTAAGATCAGATGCTAGTTCTCCTAAAACATCTTCTGGTAAAAATTCTGCTAAGTTTGCATAATGCTCATCACCGCCTTCAGGTGCTGCAGCTTGTGGATCTAAATCAATATCAACGGATCCATCTTCATTTTCTGAAATTTCAATATCATCCGGAGATAGAGATTCCATCTCTTGTTGTTCAACTACCTGCTCTTGAATTTCTTCTCCAGCTGGTATTTCTAATTCTGTTCTAGGCTCGTTTGGTAGAGCTTTTGTTATGTTGTCGTATTTTTCTGACATTTATTTTTTCTCCAGATTGTTTAAGGGTTCTAACACCATTATAGTTTAAATTCAAGCCCTGAGGCATGGGTCCGGCTTCAGGGGGTAATAAGTGTTTCTTAGGGTATTTATTCATTATTTTTTTCTAACTGCTTCAGGGACAGGAACACCTGCTTCTTCAAATATATCATCAGAAACTCCAGACACTTCATCAAGAACATTACCTGTCTCCGGTCCATCATTTCTAATGTAAGTAGTTCCCTCTTCATAATCAGGAGCTGACTTGATACCTTTAACTTCATCTACAACTTCTCCAGGTCTATAAGACATATAACTTTCTTCCGTTACAGGAGAACCATAATAATCCATATCTTCAGCAACTTTAACTCTTTGAATTTCAATTTGACCTGTTGCCATATCTTCTGTTAATTCAAAATCTTTATATTTTTTAACAGATTGTCTTTCTGCTAATGCTCCAAATTGAGTTATATCATCTCCAAAAGTTTTAATTTTAGCAACTAAATTCCAGAAATGGTCTGGAGCACCTGCTAAAGTTTCTTTTACTACCGGTGCTGCGGATTCTGCAACTTTTGCTGCAGGTTTTATAAATTTACCTAAAAGAGGAATTGATGCTAGTCCACCCATGACTTTCATAAAAGTTCTTCTATTCATTTTTGGATCTTTAGATCCATCTTTAAAACCTAATCTCATTATACCGCCATTAGCCATAAATTGTGTAGGTATCTGTTGTGGTTGAAATCTTTCACCCATCATTAAATCTTTTAAACCTTCAACACTTACAGCTCTTGCTCTAGCAATACCTGCTTCTTCAGCTTCACGTTTTAATCTAACTGCTTCTTGTCCCGCTTTATATTTTTTTTCTGCTTCATCTATACTTAGATCAGATTCAATTGCAGGGGTTTCAAAGTCTGTATCTAGTAAAGACTCATCTTGAGAAATTTGATCGGCCATCTCTGCTTGTTTAACAACAGATCTTGCTTCTCTTTCTTCAGGGGATAAAGCAAATACATCTTTAGTTGAACCAATTACATTAGTTCCAATCAAACCATACTCTAAAGCTTCTGCAACTGATTTACCTTCTTTTAATGCTTCATAGGTATCATCAACTGCAAGGTAAGTACCTAATGGACCTAATGCTTTTAGACCTAAAGTAAAATATCTTTTCTTTGCAATATCATCGGGAATGTTTTTTATTCCTTTTACTATTTGTTCTAGTCCTGGAAGAAGTACAGAGTTAAGTTTTGCAGCATCTTTTAATATACCTTTAGGTAATTTTACACCACTTTGTTTTGTTTCTCTAAGTAGTTGATCAAAAGGAATTCTTTCACCAAACTCTCTAGGTCTTGTTATCATGTTGGGTTGTGATGCAATTGCTTTTGGTAAGTTATCTGTATATTCTTTAAATGCTTCTTTCTTATCAGATAAAGTTTTTGCTTTTTCCCAATTTTTGTCAAATCTCGCTCTAACAACACCTTCTCTAGCATTTGAAGCTTTAGGACTTATGTGAACATTAAATGGATTTTTAAATCTTCCTTCTACATGTTGCACTTCAAAATAATTATCTCTTAATCCAGTATTCCAGCCTGGTATCATTTTAGAATTTATTTCATTTCTAAGACCTTTTTCATTTAAAAAAACTTTTTGTTCATAAGGTTTAATTACATCTTTAAAACTATAACCTGTGTTTTTAGGGTTTATATATTTTTCTATATTTTTAAAATTAAATTTTTTACCTGTTTTAGTATCTAAAACTTCTACATCGTTATAGAAGTTTTCTTTTTTAAAATCTTTTTTTGCAAATTTTTTAACTAATTTTAATCTATCTCCCTTTTCACTTTTTTGAGCAATACTAAATAAATCTCTAAATAAAAATTGTTTAGGTGTTTTAGCTTGGGGTGGTGTTCCGTATTCTAAATATTCTTTTTCTCTAAATCTTGCTCTTGAGGCTTTAGCACTTTCTCTTTGTGCTTCCATTGATGGATCAGTTTTTACTCGTTCACGGTATTCTCTTGAACGTTCTATTCTTTCAAGTGTTCCAATTCTTTTTTGATCTGCCCTTCTACCAATTACTCTTTTTCTTAAAAGATCTGCATCAATTTCACCTCTTTTATAAGCAAGTCTATTTTCATCGGTTGCTTCATTAAGAATTGTTTTAAAATCCGATATTTGAGATGTAGCCATTCCTGTAAGCCCTAATCTTCTGGCTCTAGCTTCTATAGCTTTTTCTGACAACACATCACTTCCTTGAAAAGGAACATATCCTTTAGAAGTTAAATCTTTTGCCATTTCTGCATATGATTTTCCTTTATTCTTTTTTATGTATTCTTCAAATACTTCATTAGTTAAACGAGTACCTTCAGCAAAATTTTCTCTTGGTTCTATTGGTGTAGGTGCTTCTGGTCTTGTCAACCAGGACATCATCTGTTCGTATTCGCCTATTTTCATTACATACCCATTAGGTAAGATAAGCCGCCGTTAGCTTGTTTGGTTCTGTCTGTTTTTTTTCTAAAGG